TTTAATTCAACGTCAGCGATGGTCCAATCCCCAGATCTTAACATAAATCCTAAATTAGCTTTTGGTACATCTGCTTCGACTTTAAATAAAAATTCAACATCTATACGTGTATTTACAACTTCGGGACACGTTACTGTACCTAAATGATATCCCGCTTCGGACCCATCAGCAAAGTCACCTGTCAATGTCTCTTGCCAATTGTTAGGTAATGAAGCATTGCCAGCTATTATTATGTTTTCAGATAACAATGTTGGCTTCGATCCAGAAACGTATACATCTAATCTTGGAAATGGTATACGACTGTCTTCTGATAACGAATCAATTGAATGCAGTAATAATTTTGCTCTAACTTTATATGTTGTATTTGCATACAGCTTTGGTTGATATGCAGATTTTATTTTAAATAATGTAGCTTGATTTAATTGATATGAACCTACAGGTAGGGCGGTCAATGGCCCATAGAAATCTACTTTAGCGCCGCCTAATAAATTTGCATCATCATATGCTATCAATGTATTACGGGCTATCGGACTCGAGACGATATTAGTCGAATATACTGTTCCATACACTTTTAAATCTGGTTCATCAGTATTCGAATATAATTCCCAATATGTATTAATTTCATCTAATGATTCAAATCTACCAAAATGCTCATATACTGCGCCGACAGTAACATTAGTCTCAAATGATTCAGTGTCAATTAAAAGTTCTTGCTCTTCTAGGATAGTGTCACCTAAATCGATAAAGTCACCGAACATACCGGATGGCTTAAACAATGTCTTAACTTTATACACATCGCCCGTTTCAGGTTCTATATTAGAAAGAATAATATCAGCAAATGAAGCAGAATTTTCTGTTTCTGTTACTACATATGGCTCAATAAAACTAGACGTAAAGTTGTTAGCTGATTCAATTCGATTAGATGTTACATCAAATCCACTAGCAGCAACTGCTGCTTCAGAATTCATGTTTGCCGGAAAACCTGTAAATGTAGCACTATTACCCAAGAATCTCCATAATGGAGCATCATTTGTATTAAAGAAATTATTATCATATCCATCAATCTGCACTACACGCGCTTTAGTAGCATTTTGTACAGACCGTATTCCAAATGTCCATGTACCATATAAACGTACTTGGCCGGCGGAATTAATTTGCACCATTTTAGTTGGAGCTACGTTCATGCCCACCGGTATTGCTACATCGAAACCGTTTTGTTCAGTTCCAAATACATACGCATTAGTGCCATTAGGTGCTAATACCAACGGATTAGTCACTGTAATAACACCATCTTCCATGGCAGCTGTAAATGAAAATTCTTCGTTAGACGTAGACGTAGTAGGACTTAATGTAAAATCGACGCCATTACCGACTACAATAGAAACGGGATTACTAGTTGTCGCTGCGCCAGATTCTTCTATAGTATCGCCTACAGTTACGGCGCTAGTAAATACATTTGCTGGTGTAATTGTTACAGTGATGTCATTAGCATCTTCACCATTTTCATTTTCAAATGCAGCAGGTAATATTGGTGGAGGTGAACTTACCGGTAAATTAGTTTGGTATCCAAATCCTTGAGACAAATCACTAGGTATTCCAGAGCCGGTTATTTTCGTAAATACATTTGTGGTTGTTATCGGTTGAAAGTAAGGTTGTACAGATTCTGTTATTAATACTTGTGGTTGTTTAACAAAAATTATTTCTGTACTATTAGGATCATCCGGCGCAATTGTTATAGAACGCGACCATATTAAATTTGGACGATTAATGTAATCAGAATCTGAATAATCTTGACTTGAACGCAATTCATTGCCGGATTGGTCGAATCGAGCTCTTCCTGTTAAATAAATACGTGCTGGACCAGGCGATGTTTCTGGGTAAATATAAATTGCGATAACCCTAGTACCATCACGTTCACTATAACGGATCGGCTTGTAATAGACTGCATCTCCGTTGTAATCTAAAATTTCTACGTTAATATTACTATTGTTAACTAAGTTATCACGGTTAGCCCTTAACTTAATTAAATTTTTTCCGGCGGTTAACTTAGATGGAAATTCGACTATTTCAAAATAATCTGGTGATGTTAAGCTTGTATCATTAACCGCATATGCATAATCTTTATATCCTACATATGCAACTTTCGGCCGTACGGCTAACTCACGAAACGTATATTCTGACATTCATTGCCTTTGCTTTATAATAAATATCAGTTGTAGTTTATTTGAGAATATCCTTTGATTTTTTTGATTTCAATCAATTTATCTACAATATCGCGCATTGCATCGATATGTGAAATACACATTACAAATCCAAACTGAGATTTTAAATAATCAAATAGCAAATACATGCTGTTTAGATTATCCGAATCAAGTACACCGAACCCCTCATCAATCGCTAAGAAATTAGGACGCGGTAAACTAGTAATGTTGATCAACGATGTACGAATTGCTAACGATGAAATAAATTTCTCCATGCCAGACGTCAATTCTAACGGCCAGTAATTGTCTTCATCATATACAATATAGCCATTAATATTTTTGCCATCGGTTTCTAACATTACACTAAAATCTACAATTTGTGCTAAAATATTATTTATTTCAGCTTCGATTTGAGGTAAAGCTTTTGATATCAATTGATATGGTACGCCATCTCGTTTTACAGCTTTAAGATAATACTCATACCCTTTATACTGAACTTCTAACTCTTTAAGTCGTTGAATAGCTTTAAGTGCGTTCGATTTGTTACTTTCTGCGACCTGCAGTTTACCGGTCATATTAAGAATTTTTTCATCAAAATCAGAAATTTCTGTTAACAATGATTCTTGTTCTTCTTTTATTTCTGCAATTTCTCGACGTTTCTTTTTATTAAATACAATATCATCTTTACGGTCATTTGCATTTTTAAGCCGTTGCTTAATTTGTTTAATTGAGTCTTTTAATTGTCGAACTTTATAATCAGCTGCATTAATATTATTTTCTGACCGTTCAATTGCATTTTTAAGCTGTTCAATCATCGATGCTAATTGATTATATTCTGATATATGTTCATATGGCTTTAAAGCTGTAATAGCATCTATTTTCGACTGTATCTCATCAATTTGGTTCTGATAGTTTATTTTCTGACTTTCTAATTCAGGCAATTTATCCGCCAATTGTTTTGTATCTCGTAGCCACGGATTTGCTACACAATATTCGCATTCTGGATCCCATTGATGATTATCTAACTTAGAAACCATATGCCTAGCATGTTCAATATCTTTTTCTAAAACAAAAATTTGATTCTTAATCGTATCAATATCCTTTACGAATGATTCAGTTTGATCTGCTAATTGTGTAAATTTATCAATGTCGATCTGAGAATACCGATTTTTAACGTCATCAAGTTTTGCAATCGTTTCTTCAAGAGATTCGCGTTGATGAAATAAAGATTGTTCAGGAGTTTGCAATGTATCGACTTTATTATTTAACGATGTTTCCAATGAACTTATATCAGAAATTTCATCATCGATATGTTTTAACTCCGCCGTTAAATTTACAATAATATCTGTTAAATCATTAGACATACGTACATGATCTTCACGCGAAGATTTCATTGTCTCTAATGGCTTAGTTATTTGTTCGATTTGTCGTTCACATTCTGCTAACTCAAAACCATGATCTTGACGTTTATATTCTTTAATAATCGATGATGTCTCTCGAATATCTTCCGCAGCAATTTGATATTGCTTTTCAAACACATCGATGTCCAAAAACTGTGTTAATAGCTCTTTACGTTCTCGCTGTGACTTATCAATAAATCCCGTATTATTGTTTTGTAACGACAGCGCTGTTAACACAAAGTCTTCATATGAACCTAAATATTGACGTATAATTTTATTTGTACTATCACGTTGGTCACCGTTTAGCATTTCGATATTACCATTCTTATCTTCATGCCAAAAATCTACATCAACTTTAACGTGGCCGTTTTTATTTTGTTTACCAGTACGTTCTACATAATAAAGCTTACCATCTAAATCAAAACCAAATTTACATTTAAACGAAGATTTTTTATTATTGAGTACATGTACTGCTTTACTCGTACGACTACATTTATCAAAACAACAGAATGCTAATGCATCTAATAATGTTGATTTGCCGCTAGCATTTGGCGCAAATAAACCATTGACGCCTTGTACATTTTCAAAATCAATTGAGTTATTTTCGCCATAACTAAACATGTTAGAAAATTCAAATGTCTTAGGTGACCAAATAACATTACGCGTTAATTCTGAATCAGGCAATTTAGAATGAACTGTACGATTGATATGTCGCACTACATCTAAAGTTTCATCATCTAATGCTAATTCATTATATAGATACTCTGAAATAACTTTATTCTGCCATTCTGGATCTCGTACATCTCCGAAATTAATTTTTTGATTTGTTCGGCCGGAATTGATAGTATTAACTTTTTGAATAGCTATTTCTTGTACAGAATATTGTTTTCGAATCTCTGCAACTATTGACTTTAAGTCTGCAGAATCTGTATCTTCTACTTTTAATCTTAATCTAGGCTTATTTGGTACTTTATCAGAAGGATTTGTTATCTTGCCATTAACTACATTGAACGTATAATATCCAAACTGGTTTTCGATTTCTATAAACTTAGCTTGGCGTGTTTCAATATCCCACACCATTATACCATGGTCCAAACCTTCGCCATGATTTTGTTGAATTAATGAGCCGGCATACGCAACAGTTTTCTCGTCGTTCAAATATTGAGGTTTGTGAATATCTCCTAGCAATGCTAAATCATGACCTTCAAATATATTTGTAGTAACATGATCATTACTAAGTATAAAACCAGCATCAGTTGTTGCATTATTTACAGCGCCATGGTGTAATGCAATCTTGTATTCACCATCGAAATCACTAGCTTTTATAAAGTCCGCTGGCTTATCAAACACTGACATTACATTAAAGTGTATACCGGATATCAAGTATATACCATTGTCTTTAAGATAATGTAAGTTAGGATGATTTAAGGCTGTAACAATAGGTGTTAACGCATCTAATCGATTAGAGTTATTTAGATTGCAATCATGGTTACCTGTAATTAATAAAGTAGGTGCTATATCTGCCAGTCGTTTAAAGAAATTTGATACTTGAAATACGAGTTCCGGAGACATATCTGTTTTAGCATGTACAATATCACCAGCTAAGTATATAACCGAATTAGGTGTCTTTGTTTTCTTTATATATGCATACAGTTTTTTAAACACCTGTTCATATTCTTTATGCCTTTTGACATTGCGTACATGTACATCTGCGACGTGATATATACGATCAATTTTTTCTAATCCAATGTTTACAGTGCGCATAATATTCTCTCTTCCATTAAACGATCAGCCGTTAACGGACATGTCTCGTTAATAATATTTGTAATTTTTTCAAATCCTATATCACTAGGATCTTTATCAGTTAAATCAACAAAATACACGTTAATGCCATTAGCAATAAAATATTCAGCTGCTTCTAGCGCTTGCTTACGCGCATCTTGGTCTAAACAAATATAAATGTCTTGCACGCCCTTTTCTACAATACGGCGCTTCAATGTATTTGATATTGTTTTACCAAATAACGGTATTGCATTACGACGTATTGCAATTGCATCAAATGCCCCTTCGACTAATACGATCGGCATATTCCAATTGATATGTAATTCAAATCCTACTATATCTTTAGATGTTGGTGGATTCTTATGCTTATACTTATCATCTGTGTAATATGCACGTGACACGAAATAGTTTAAACTACCGTTATCATCAAAACTAGGAATAATTACTTTACCTCCATACAATCCATTTTCACAGTAACCAATTCGATACTTAAGAATATCTCGAATTGTAATACCACGTGATTTTAAATAATGAACTGCATTACGAAATTCAGGTGATATACTATCAACTTTCCATAATGGCTTGAATTCATCTGGTAATGATAGTACTGGCGTATCCGTTGTTGTTTTAGTTGGCCGATATGCAACATCGTCTAATAAAGTTGCTAGCTTAGCTAACTTCTCACGCGGGGCATTTAATTTACGAAATAATACAGATAACTTACGACCAGATGCATTACATACCCAACAATGCCAATGTTGAGAAATAATATTTACCTCAAGTTTCTTTTTATGGTGATGACAAAATGGACAGTGATATGCAATATCATCTTCCGAAGTATGCTTGCCAGAGCCTAGCAAAGAATTAAGTAGAGTAACTAGTGAGTATTTGCTCATTTAATAATATTAAGTAATAGCATTGATCATCTCAATACTATCGAACATCAATGTTTCATTCAAAATAAATTTTCATGAAAAATTAATTATATGTAATTTATTAAAAAAATCTCAAAAGCTCAAGCCTTATACCAACTTTCTGGAATATTTTTTTCGGCCCACTTTATATTGTTTTTATCGCAAAAATCTGCATATGTCGTTTTAGAGCCTTTACGAATTTTAGTTTTAGATGACTGAAATACGATTCTTATATCTAACTCTGGATGTTGTTCTTTTACTAACAAATGTTTTTTACGGTCTTCTAGCGTCCATCGCCCTTTAGCCTCGACTAATATACCATTTGGTAGACGAAAATCGACTGTATATTTGTGATGTGTAGCTGGCTTTGTATAAGGTATTACTGTATCCTCATATCCGAACTCTACTAAATTCTCTGTTAAATTATCAGCAACTTTTACTTCGAAGCCGCTTCTATAACCTTTTTTTAGTGCATTGCGACGCACTTTGGATTTTGATCTCCAAGCCATAACTTTTTCCTTTTGTATAAATATTAATAGTCCCAGCGTACAATGAAGTTCATATCAACATCATCACGCTTTTGTACTGGCGATGCTAACTTTCCTACTGCTAACATTTCGCCGTGATCGTTATATAAACCGATTGTTGTTATATAAGGATATACTGACCCACTTACGAACATTGGTTTACGTAATTCTCCAGGCGTTAATTTCGAATCAGCGACTGAATCTGTATTACATGTATTATCATCGCCTGTTGATGGTCTATATGTTGCTGATGGATTCATTGAAACATTTAATTGGTCTGCCGGCACACGAACCAATACTTCATTTTCATAAATTGTATGCTGACCTTTATATGTCATTGACCAAGTGTTACCAAAGAATCCTGAGCCTGAATTATATCTCGGTAACGGTGTAGAAACTACAGCATGGCCGTTGCGATAGAATACGTTACCTACGACGTTAGTCTGTAAACATGATGCTGATATAAAATGACTATTTGCTAGCGATGCTATAACGTCGTTAGATACTGCATAATTATATAAACGAAGTTCTGCTAGACCGTCAATTTCACTTGTATTATTATACGGATCTGAGTTAGGCGATTCTGCACCGATCATTATATCAGCATTTGTACTAGTATTACCAGCTGGTAAAGATCCAGAATTATTTGATGCTATACTATCAATAAATAACTCACACGTTTCAGCTGAATTACGTATACATATATGATGCCAATTACTATTAAAATCATAACTACCAGATAATATTGTCGTATTCGTACCGTCCGATGAAACTAATACAATTTCTTTATATGGCGGTGCCGGCCATGAAATATGGTATAAACTAATAGGCGTACGTGCTTTCCAACTCGTTAAATTTTTAGCATATAACAGGTTTTCAGTAACTGCTAGTGTTTCATTATCTCTAATATTATATACTCCATCCGCAGTCTGGTATCTTTCTTTTGTAACGCCGTGTTTATTTAATATATATGTAACTGCTGAATCAGCGTATGCACCAGTCTTATACCAAAATGATAATGTCCAGTCATCACAACGCTGAAGCTTATTAAATACGTCGGTATGAGGAATACGTATATATTTATTATCAACGAGCTTTACACCTAAACCAATAGAATCGTTAGAATCAGTTGCAGTTATACCTTCAACTAACTCACCACTGTTAATTATAGCATCATTACGTGTTTGTCCATTAAGTTCATATGAAATATTTGATGTAGAATACGTGCCTAACCGATTTGGAAATCTTCGAAATTCGTCATTAAACGATAAGTAAAATACGTTTTTAGAACTGCTAGCAAATGATGATGTATCAATTGACGAATCTCGTAAGTTACCGTAACTATCATCTCGTAACGTTATAGATGTATTTACAGGTGTACTAGTTAAAGATACAGATCCAGGCTTTATACGTTCTCCTACATCTAAATAAGGAATTGAAATAATAGAAGCCGAAACATCTAAATGCTTTTCAACTGTCGATCTATTAGTCAATTCATGAGAACGTGCTGGATCGTATGGATATCTATAATATCTATGGTCTATAGTATCCCAAACCGTATGTTGATTTGTTCCATCGCTATTTAAAGGATAAATAGCTGCTGTATCATTAACATCAACTCTATTACCGGTATAAATAGCGTTATACTGAGTAACAGATGTTGATGAATTTGTTATCGTATATTGCTTGTATGCACGAAACGGTCTACTTTGATAGTCATTCGATCGAATCCCTCGAAATACTGTAGGTGTTGCTGGCATGACATTTTAATTAGAAGTCTAATTTAACCTTAATCAATGCTTCTCTAGTAAATGCTTTTAATAACGGTTGGCTAAGTTTTGCTACTGCTAATAACTCACGTCGATCGTTATATAAGCCTACTGAAGTGATATACGTTTGTGGATCATTTACAAATGAACTAAATGCAACTTGACCTAATGACCCTGTAACAAATGATGGGTTATTTGAATAATTATATTCGCCATTCTTAACACGTACAAAGTAGTAAGTTGATTTAACTTGTTCTGCAGATCTACCCTGTATTCCCCCGGTAATCGTTGAAGGAGTCAATGCATGCGAACCTGATAAAGATCCGTAAAGCTTTTGTCTATTATTACCTTCAATGCCAGATGCTACACCAGTATTAAAACTAACACCGCCATTTGCCGCATCTAAATCTAATGTATCGCCATTTAAAATAGCAACACCGTGCTGTGGGTATAACAATCCGAAGTACGTAGGTGATGTAGAATTATATATACTCGTACCACCATCAATTGAACCAGATACTAAGTTATAAACTTGACCAGCTTCGCCTTCAGTTGCAGCATTGATAGACGAATCGTCGATAATTTGTCGGAAAATATTACTAGAACTTACTTCTGTAAATGCAGTGCCAGATGCTGATATCTCAGCCAATGTAATTTCAAAATTACCTGGATCTAATTTTTCTCTGTAACGTGCTCTGTTAAAGTTTAAAACATATATAGAATCTGTATCGGTACCATTAATAGTAAACTTTCTATCATTAGGAGCTAATAATAATTGAGCATATTGACGATAAATAGCTCTAGATGGAGTATCATTATTTAAGTTACCTGTAGTATCTACAGAACCAGAGCCGTTATAATGTCCATATGCTATTGAAAGCATCGGTGTTGCAGTGGTATCCGTTTCTGGATCTTTATCATATAGCTCATAAAAATAAGATCTTTGAGCAGTAGTTGCAGTTGAACTAGTATAAAAATTAGTCATACTACCGGTGTTACTAGAAAATAATCCTTTAGTAACAGTTTCAACTTGATTTGAAAGTACATCATCAGGAGTTTGGAATGGAGTAAATATACGCCCATTACGTGCACGTAAAGATACTTGTTCACGTTCGCGGATGATATCATCTGCTAATTGTCGTGCTAAACGCGAAACTTGTTGACTAACAGTACCTGCTTGTTGAGCTCCGAATCTTGGCGAAAATCCAGGTAGTGATGTTTGACGATTATTTAAACCCATGTTTTATTCCTTTATCCTGCATTTGGGGTTACTGTAGCTACTTGTACTTTATTAACCGTAACATTAAGAGTTGCCCTTCCTCCGGTCTCATTTCCTATGATAAGAATGGTCGCTGTTTTATTAGCTAATAATTGAGGCTTAGCTACAAACTGGAATTCTAAACCAGTAACCGTAACGCTTTGTGCTGCTTCTGAGTCACCAATAAATTGAGGCGATGAAGCTGCAGCATTAACATTCGGTGCAGCAACTGTGGCTGTTAATGTTCCAGCATCCGAATCTGATAATATCGCAGTATATCCAAATGTACGGTTACCACCTTGGAAGTTTACTGTCTGTGGAATTATTGGATATGACTGATTGTTTTCTAATGAAACAGATGTTTGACCTATACTAACAACTGGAATATTTGCGGTACCTTTTGGTAACGTTACAAGCTTATACTTCAACATCTGAGTTTCATCAGGTAATGCTTCTAATACTGGCATGTTTTCAATTGCCGCACCATAATATGCTGTACCAAGCGGGTGATCTGGATTATATAAATCGTAATCAACCTCATCATCTGCCAATGCGAACTGCGTAATTTTAAATTCATCACGACCGCGCGCTAACAGTTCACGTCCCTTTTTAGTAAGGATTGCATCAACTGTTATAGTACTGTTATTCAAATATCCCATGTTTTATTCCATCTTTTTAATAAATATGTAATGGCAATAATTATCTAACTGATATATTACCTGGTGTAATTACCGGAGATGTAGATCCTCCACCTCTAGTTTGAGGTACTGGATCTTGATTAAATATTAATTGATTCGGATTGGTTTCATATACTTCAATAACCGGCCTAAACCCTAATGCTGATATTGTCGAATTTTGGTTAATACCCGGGCATGTAATACGACTACCATTAAATCTCAAGTTATTGGTCATTTGATATTCGTCATCATAATAACTAGCATCTGACAAACTACGAGAGTAATATAATCCTATAGACTGACTAACTGCTTTATACTTATCACGTAAATACTTATCGCCGGCTACACTACTAGAATAGTGATAAGTGACTAATTTAAACATATTACTAGATCTAGCAGTATCAATAACACTGCCAGTCGGTGATGTTATTAACGGATGTAATGAAGATGTAATTTCTCCAGGTAAACCTAAGTTAGCTGCACTAACCGAATCTTGGTTATAAGGAAATAATGTATAAATATGTTTGTAAATAGATGAATTGACAGGGTCTATACCTCTATCTAAGTCCATTAAGTAATTACCAGAATCAGCATATCCATTATCGCCGACATGATATACAGTTACTGCTTCAGCTAAGTTTGGTGCAGATGCGATACTAGCAGTATATAAAATGTATTCAGCTGTTGCAGTAGGATCGACTGAATCGACTAACATATCATACTGCGGCGTAGTGATAGTCGGCCGTTTTGTGATTTGAACTTTTGATCTTTCTAATGCATGCGGCTCAATTAACAAACCCATTACATCATCTACACGCTCTGGTAGTAACTGCTTAATCTGGTTAAACAGTGTAAAGTCAAACTGACTAAAAACTCTTATATATGCATTTATATCATTTCTATCAGAAAACTTTTTCCAATACTCTTTAGATAATGTTCTAAGTTCAGGATATGACGATTCAAATTCATCTTCCGGATTGCCAATATAATCATCTAATGATTTGCCGGCGAATTGATCGAATATATCTTTGTTAATTTGATCGGCTTGTGAATAGAATAACCCTAAACGGTTTGTATCA